TCTGGTGCTCGTTCACGAAGTAGATCGGGCGCCGGCCGGTGCGTTTGCGCAACGCCAGCTTCCCCAAGCCGTTGGTTAAACCGGCGCGGCGCCCAAATTTTTGATGTCCATCGTGGGATTCTCCAACACGACGAACTGATCGCTGCGCATGTAGCGCGTCTCGCCGGTGTCCTCTAGGATCACGGCGTAGATGTTGTTGAAATAGGCGCCCTGCGACTCCACATACCACACCGAGCCGAGACCGAGCGGGGTCTTGACGGCAACGGGGCGGGCGAATTCGTGGATCATTGGAGATTTGAAATTTGAGATTTCAGAAAGATTGCCGGGAACGGTGAGCGCTCACCTTTTCAGCACGCGGGTTGCCAATCTTGCGGCACACCATACGGTGACCTCCCGAGATCGATGTGGCGGGTCGAAGCCCTGCTTCACTGCCGCTCATCCGTGTAACCATGCTGCCCGGACAAAGAGTGTGCAGGCGCCCCGCTCGTTTCGCTCGGCGGGGCTGGGCATAACGGCATGCGCCGCGGGACCACACCACATGGAATCCCGGCGAAAGCCCGATTGAGCCTGCAGGTTTAAAGTCATTTGGATTGTTTGCGCTTGCGCGCGGCGAAGGCGGCGGCGAGGGCGGGCAAATTGTTGCTGGCGCGGTCGCGGCCGACTTCATTGTAAAGTTTGATAGCCTGCTTGAGCTTGGCCTTGATTTCTGGCGTGTCGGTCGGATGACTCGTCAGGTCGTACATGTCTCGGGGCTTAGTCATAAATGGTTACCCTCCATAGCCCGATTTGAGCCACCGCATAGCCCAACCAAATCAGACTATGCCAGTAGCGGTGCTGGATGAGGCCGAGGTCGATGGCGACAGCGAAATAAATGAAGCCGACCAAGGCGATAAGGGCGCCGGAGGTCATCGGCGCGCTTTGGCGGTCTTGGCAGATGCGCGGAAGGCTTTGGCGGTGGGCGCGCCGGCGGAACCGGGCTTGCGCATGCGTTCACCGCTTCCGGCGGCGATGCGGGCTTTTTTGGCGTGGATGTTTGCGTATAGTCCTTTTTTCATGGTTTGTTTTTTCGGATGGCTTCTCGGAAAAGGTATTGGATCAAGTAAGCGCCGGTTTCTTCGTCGCTGCTGGTGATGTGCTTGAGGAAATCCTGCACAACGTGATACAGCTCATGGACGAGCGAACCGGTGTCTGCGGCGTCTTCGATCCAGACGACCGCTTGGCTGCCCAAGCACATCGCCCAAGCGGCGTCGCTGTCGTCGGGCTGGTTGTCTGGGTCTTTGGGGTCAAGCTGGAGAATGTTCGCACACCGCCGGATCGCCGATGACTGCGGGGTTCCGCAATAGAACTCCACAACCAGACCGAAGGTCTGTTCTCGGATGACGAACCGGCGGGTGCGTTTCATTTAGGCGGCTTTTTTGAGGCGCAGGTTCGCGTAGTGCAGCGCGAGGCGGGCTTTGAAGTTTTCCCACAGCGGTTCTGCGGAGAAGATCCAGGACACCTCGAAGTCATCCGGTGACTCTTTGCCGATGCGCACGATCCCGCGGCGCTGGACCTTCATGTCGGGGCGGTTCTCGTTCCATAATTGTTCGTAGCCAGCCAACTGGATCTTGTGCGCAGGGACGATGGCCTTGCTGGTCTTCCAATCCAACAAGACAATCTTGCCGTCGCGGTCGCGCGCGGGGGCGTCGATAGTGCCGCCGAAGAGGAACTCTTCTGAGACGAGCTGCACTTCCGGCTCGATGACGGTGAAGCCCTCGCTGTCCCACCAGCGGCGGAAGTTGTTGTAGGCGATGGTGGCTTTTTCAACATCCGCCGGGGAGAACTCGGCAAGATCCGGCTCATGATTGTGCAGAAAACACTCAATGAGGAAGTGCGCGATGGTCCCGATGTCGGCGGCCTTGTCGCGCACCTTGCGGTAGTCTTGGCCATCGCATCCTAATTTCCACGCCCAGTGGATCAACCCGCTGCTGTCCTCGCCGATCTTGGCGATGGTGCTGGCGCCGGGAACGTCGGTGCCGTCTTTGAGCGGATACTTCTGGTGGGCGCGGGTCTTTTCGAGGCGGACGATTTTGCGTCCGTCCTCGGTGAAGCGATCCGGCTCAACGGGCTTGGCGGCTTTGGAAGGGGAGCGGCGTTTTGCCGCCCCCCTTTTGACTGTGGTGTTTTTCGCTGGCATAGGGTTACCAGGTGATCTCTTCGTCGTCGGTGCCGGTCTTGCGTGCGGCGGGCTTGGCTTCCGAAACGTCGAAGCCGTAGGCGGTGGCGCTGCCGCCATCGCCCCAGGTGACGAGGTCATGCACCATGACAGCCTTGGGCTGCAGCGTGATGCCGGCGCCGAGCGTGCCCGTGTACCAGCAGTAGGGCACGACCGCGACTTGGATCTTGCTGCCGCCGCCGATGTTGTCGGTGATGATGTCGCCGGAGGCGTTGAAGAGCTTGGGTGCGCGGCTATAGGTCTCGCCGGCCTTGTCTTTGCCGACCGCTTTGACCTTGAGCTTGAGCTGGACGAGTCCGTCGTTGTCTTCCCACGGTGCGGCGTGGAGCTTGAGCTTGTCTTTTTTCAGCTCGGCTTTCTTCTCGGCGACGAACGCGGAGAAAAGCTCCTCGGCTTGTTTGATGAACGGTTCGGCTTCCTCGGCGGTCAGCTCGAGGTTGACTTTGAACACTCCCACGTCGTCGAACTTGGTGTCGGGACGATTGAGGTGAGGGTAGCGGGCGATGCCCACGGGTGTGGTTAGGGTTTTGTTTGGCATATTTATGCGTTGGTTGGTGTTTGGTTTTGTGTTGGGACTAAAAAATCGGAGCGGCGAAGGATGGTAAGGAAGTCAGCGGCGCGCAGCGTGATGAACCACTCCTCGCCGTTGCGCTTGTGGGCGACGACCGGGAAGAGCTTGGCCTTGGCATCGCGGATGGCTTGGGCCATCCAGTCGCGGATCTTGACGACCTGGCAGAACTTCACCTCAAAGTGGAAGTCGGGCAGGCACGGGCAGACGACGTCTGGCGAATCCCCAAGCCCGCTGAACTGCTGCCCGCGCCTAATCCCAGAGTCTCCGAAGGCTTCGCGCAACTCGTCGCGCCACATGCGCTCTCCGCGGGCGCCTTTCGCGCGACTATTCACCAATAACCTCCTTAATCGCTTTTGTGCAGACATCGCACTTGTCTGTGCCGTGAAAGTCTTCCATCGGATCTAGCTTTTCATCGACCATTGCTCCGCACGGCCAAATCCAAAGCCCGTCTGAGAGATACGCGCGAATGTCTTGAAGCACGCGCATGGTTTCCCTGTCTCCAGCGGCATCCCACGCTTGATGATAGCGGCTATTCATTGATGGCCTCCCAAAGTTGTTTCGCCGGTGCGTAGACGGAGCCGTCGCTGTCGCTGGTGCGTCCCGCGGGTGTTGTGCCCTCGAAGCGGGTGAGCGAGGGACGCCATGTGAGGTTGAGTGTGCCGGTGCGGCCGGCGCGATGCTTGGCCACGATCAGCTCGGCGTCTTGGACTTCCGGTTCCTCGTCTTGCACGGCGTAGTAGGCGGGACGGTGGATCAAGCAAACGATGTCGCTGTCCTGCTCGATGCTGCCGGATTCGCGGAGGTCGCTAAGTTTGGGGCGGTTGTCGCTGCGGTTTTCCGCTTGGCGGTTGACCTGGGCGGCGGCGACGACAGGGACGCCTAACTCCATGCTCATGGCTTTGAGGCCGCGGGAGACGAAGCCGACCTCATTTTCGCGGGACTGGGCGCCGGAGTGGCTGACGAGCTGCAGGTAGTCCACGAAGATGCACTTCACACCCCAGCGGCGAACGGCGAGGCGGGCGCGGCCGCGGATGTCCAAGAGGGTGAGGCCACCGCGGTCATCAACGTAGAGCGGCTCGCTGGCGAACTGGGTGGCGGCGTCCATGATGCGGTGCTTAATGCTGGCGGTGAGGAAGCCGTTGCGGATGATCTCGGTGTTGGTCTCGGCGCGGCCCAGGACAACGCGGGCGGCGAGTTCGTTCGCCGGCATCTCAAGGCTGAAATAGACGACCGGCACGCCGCGGCGGGCCATGTTGTCCGCCATATTCAACATTAGTGCGGACTTACCCATAGCAGGGCGGCCGGCGATGATGGTGAGCTGGCCTCCGCGGAGTCCGCCGGTGACTTGGTCGAAGTCGCGGATGCCAGTCTGCAGGCCGAGTTTTTTGCCGCCGGCCATGAGGCTCTCTAGCTCTTCGAGGAGGCCCGGGACGATGGCGCTGGGGGCGCGCATGCTGTCGGTGGCGGTGGTGAGGCTGAGGCTGAGGACAGACTCGCCGGCTTGCTGCAGAACGCTGTCGGCATCGCTGGCCATGTCTTGGGCGGCGGCTTGCATGCTGACCGCGGAGTCAATGATGCGGCGGCGGGCGTGGAGGTCGCGGAGGGTCTGCGCATGGTACTCGACTGCAGCGGGACCGCCCGCGGAGTTGCCGAGCATCTCGGTGAGGGCGCCGGCGCCGCCGACCGAATTTAGCTTGTGCGCCGCATCGATGCGCTGAGTCACGGCGATGACGTTGGGTGTGCCGCCGGACGCGCGGACCTCGGTGATGGTCTCGAAGACCAGCCGGTGCGCCGGCGTGAAGAACAGGTCAGGGTGGAGGCCGCTCACCTCATCGATGAGATTCGGCTCGGCCATAAGGCTGCCGAGCACGGCGCACTCGGTGGCGGGCGATTGGGGAACGGTGCGTTTCATTTAGGCGTGTCCTCCATCGTTGTCGTCGTCACTGATGATCATCAGCAGGATCAGCATGAAGGCGACGAGCATCACTTGGGTCGCTATGACAAAGACGCTGCTCATTTTCTTTGGCCCTCCGGCGAAGTGCTGCGCGTCGTGCAAGCCAGCGGTCGCAGGCTGCATCGACGAGACAAAAAGATTCCAATAGCCATGGCGTGATGTGGTGTTCGGGCGGTGGTGGTTCAGTTGCCATGACGTGGGACGGCTTTCTGTCGTGGCGTGATCTGTTGGCATATGTTGGCAGATGTTGGCATGAGGGGCAATGTTTTTTTGGGGTTTTTCGGCGAAAAAATGCGGTCGAAATTGGCGCGGTATTTGGCGCCATCTACGGCCCGCGGAGTATCGCCTTTGCCGGCGCTCATAGTTCGTACGCCTCCCGCTTGACGCCGCATTCTTCCCAGAATTGCTTGCGGTGCCATTCCTCCATTTTTTCCATGCCCTCCATGGCCAGCTCGTCCTCAACGATGCGGGGCAAATCCCAGCTCATCGGCAGGTGTTTGACGCGGGCGCGGGCCTCAAGGCGGACTTCCCGCGGAACCCGCTTGATCTTGCCGGGGATGCAGAGATCAAGCAGGAACCGGCGGGCAGATGCGATGGCGCGGGCCTGCTCGCAGGGCGTGCTCATAGCGGTTGGGCAGCCTCAAGGAGCGCCTCATGCTTGTCGTGAGCCACGTCCTCCGACAGTGCGGCGCACCGCTCCAAGACGCGCCGGAGGCGGTTGACGCGCTTGATGAGCTGCCGGTTCTCCGCCTGCAGGTCGGTGATCTCAGCGGTGTGCCGGCGGTCCGCATCGCGCATAAACTCTAGCTCCGCGGAGGAGTCAAAATTGTGGCCGAAGCCGACTTCGCCCACAACCAAGTCAGGGATCATGGTGGTCATTAGGCGGCCCTCCGTTGGCCGATGGCGGCGCGGCCGAAGAGCCATTCGCTGCGGCGGAAGTTGGCGCCGGTGATCAAGCCTCGCTTGGCTAGGAAGCGGTCGCAGGCTTTCTGCATGAGCAGGTGGTTGATCCGCGGGAGGCCCGGAACGCCGCGCTCAACCTCGGTGATGCAGCCGTTTTTGAATTTCATTTGCGGGCCTCCTCGAGCTGAATGGCCAGTTGAGCGACCAGTGCGCGCAGGACCATGACGGTGCTGATGGCTTCGTCGGCGATCTGCTCAAGGTATTCGACGTTGACGTTGAGGTTGGTTTTCGGCGCCTTGGGGGCGCTCGCCTTTTTCTTGGTGCTTTTGGCGGGTTTCATAAAGATTTAGGGAGTATTAAGGATGGGGTCGGACATTTGTTGGGATACCCCTTTGGATTCTTGGGAATA